ACTAATTATTATAATAATTGTCAAATTGGATGGATTTTGCCCGAGTTCCCTGCATATAATGCACCACGTGAGGATTTTAATTCTGAAATACTTTGTGAAAATGTAACTACACCTCCGCTGCCTGGAGTAGGTTATCCGAGTTTTACTGGATACGAAACAGGTTTATGGGGAACATTACGGACTGGTATTGGGGCGGTAGATTTTGTAGGAGCACCTCCACCTCCAATCGTGCCTTTAATAATAAGTACGACGCCGGTTACCACAAAATCTGTTCTTACGAAGCAAGGACTTATTGATTTTAAAATTAATACTGTTGATAACGTTGATGGTTCATCGGGATTAGAGAATGACTTTGCAAAAGAAAATTTTGATCTTGTTCTTATAGATGGTAAAGAGCAAATTAGACAACGACTTAAAATACGTCTTCAATTTTTTAGCGGTGAATGGTATCTTGACACGATGCTCGGCGTCCGATTTTATCAAGATGTTTTAATAAAAAATCCTCAATTGACTAAGTTACAATCCCTGTTTAAAGCAACTATTATGGGGACGGTTGGGGTAACTCGATTGGTAGCTTTTGATCTTACAGTCGATAATCAAAATAGGAGTATGGCCTTAACGTTCACGGTAGATACACTTTATGGCATAATAACCGCGCAGGAGAACTTATGAGCACCTTTGGTTTAGATATTAATGGCTTTACATTAAAAAGATTGCCAGACATTAAAACCGAATTGGAAAATGCTTTTCAACTCGTATTCGGTAGCATTGATGTGTCAGGGGATTCGGTCGCCGGACAACTAATAGGTATACTTTGTAAGCCTATTACGGATATTTGGGAGTTATCCGAAGCACTTTACTATTCACAATACCCTGATACCGCGGATGGTGTAAACCTTGATTATGCCGTCGCATTAACCGGATTATCAAGAAAAACATCAACGTATTCAGTCGGAAAAATCGCTTTACATGGTGACACTGGAACAATTATCACGGGTGGTAGCGGCGGAATAACAGTCGGCGTTGATACGATGACTTTATTTTATCTTACCGAATCCGTTACTATACAGAATGTAAATATTTTAGAAGCGTATTTAAATGTCGACGTAGTACAAGATAGTACCGATTATGTGGTTGAATTGAATAGCATGCTTTATACTTTTAATTCTGGCGTCGGAGCGACGGCAAAATCAATTGCCTCCGGAATAGCTGATCTAATCGACGGTATTGTAACCGTCACTGATTTTGGATCAGGGGCATTATACTTAAAATCAACGACGCCTTTTTCCATAGATGTTTCTACATCTACCATCGCATCATGGTCTACGCCGGCCGAGGTTATCGCGGTTAATCCAGGTCCTGTTATTGGTCCAGTTGGCGCTATTATCAATATTGTAAATCCTATTGTCGGATTAGATTCAGTTATCAATTATGAAGCGGTCACAACAGGTGAGGCGGAAGAAACAGACACCGCTTTACGAATACGAAGAATAGCGTCATTAAAAATTCTTGGTGCCGGAAATCTTGAGGCGATCAGGGCGCGATTGCTTGCGCTTGATGGAGTAGATCAGGCGTACGTTTATGAAAACGATACTAATGATTTTCGTGATGAAGATGGAAATCTTGCCCCTGGAGCAATGCCACCTCATTCGATCGAAGCGCTCGTGGTTGCCGAGGATACTGCTGCCGAAAATTTACTTATCGCGAATACATTATGGTTAAGTAAACCAGCTGGCATCTATCTTTTCGGATCAACGTCCGTCGTTATTACCGACTCACAAGGAGGCGCGCAGACAATTCGATTTTCCCGTCCGTATTTACGTGATTCATGGTTTTATTTAACCATCACAACTAACCTCTCCCTTTTTCCAGTGGATGGTGCTTCACAGATCAGTAATGCGATGAAGTTATTTGGTGATGGATATGGGATAGGTGATGATCTTATTTATCAAGAATTTTATACTCAAATATATTCTATACCTGGCGTGCTTACGGCGACGATAAAAGTTATGCTCCCAAAAGTAAGTTATCTTCTTCCAGCGACTCCGCAGATCGCAACGCTTGTTGATTTGGTCACGACTCTACGAACCGGACCGCTGGGGAATATACTATTAGCAAACAATGATTATTTTGCTACGCTTGGGACTAATGATGTAGCGGCCGCGAATCCGGATAATCTTACGACGATTAAAGGTTCTGCGCTCGCGGCAAACGATCTTTTTCAAATAACTGACATTACGACACCGACGATAATATATATCGGAAATCTTGACTCAACGGACGCGGCGTATACGCAACCGTCAAGCGGATACTTTGCGGTTTCAGGAAATGAACGCGCAATATTTAATACTTCCAGAATAAAAGGACTTTAATATATGACTAAAATTACCGACTACATTAATCGAACGATTGGATTGATGATAGAGCAGTTTCGAAATCTGCCAAGATTTTCGGGACTGATTTCATTAATCGCGCAGCAGTACCAAGAACTTGAAGATATGTTTTTTGATTTGATGAAATACCGTGGTATAGTTTACGCGCAAGGAACGCAGCTTGATAAAATAGGGGCCGTGCTCGGACTTGGCCGAACGAGCGCCGATGATAATCAATATCGGAGTGATCTTTACTTTCAGGCAACTATCAATACTTCTAAAGGAACGCCCGAAGAACTAATATTAGTATTACAACGGGTGACAGGTATCGCCCATATTGATTATATCGAAGCCCAACCGGCGTCTATATTTATGTACTTAGTAAATCCTCCGTACTTGCCAAATAATATACGGATTAATATGGATAAGATTAAACCCGGAGGAGTATCTTTAAATATTGTTCTTAGTACTGATAGGCCTTTTTGTTTTTCGCTCGATGGTATAAATCCGTATTATGCAAATGGTCGAGGTTTTGGAATTAATTCCACCGATATAAACGGTGGTCAATTAGCTTTACCGATATAACAAATTAACAAAGGATTTTATTATGGCAAACGATGTAGCAGATGCGATTACTTTAGGAACTCCGATTTATCCGGACGTAGCTGTTGATGTTGACGGGAATAATAATGATATTACTGATCCGGTTTCCAGTCAACCGAACACCTCTTTCCCGGCAGCGCCTATAGTTTCTGACGGATGGCCTGGAAATGGTATTCCTATTTTCAGTGACTTCAATAAGCTTTTTCGGTTGATCACACAATGGTTGCGGTGGCTTTACCCTGCGGTAACTAATCTTTATCGTTTACTAAATGGATACTTTAATCGAATCGTTAATGTTTCATTCGCTTTACAAGGAACCGCTGGAGGAACCGTTGGGATTACATTGACGCGAACTAATAAAACCATCACATTGTCTTGGTCGGCGAATATAGCAAGTTCCGCCGGGCTTGCTCCAACAGGCCTTTGCTCGTGGTTATCAACCGACGCTATACCTGTTGATTTCTGTAATACAATTGACGAGACGTACAATCTTGGATTGTGCCGCGTAAGCGTCGGTGGAACTTTCCAATATGCAAGCGCCGAGGTATTTATTCGTGCATCAACCCACGAATATTTTTTGAGGTTTTATGCCGACCCTGACTACACAACCGATTTTACGCCGGGCGACATAGTATTAATAAAGCCCGGTCAATTTCAATTCACCTTGCTTAACGCGTAAAGGAGAGTATCATGTCTTTCGCCGATGCAATTCAGCTTATACTTATAAACGAAGGTGGGTACGTTAATGATCCAAACGATCCAGGAGGTGAAACTAATTTTGGTATCTGTAAACGAGCGTATCCGAATGTTGATATAAAAAACCTGACCGTCGAACAGGCGACCGATATTTACAGAAAAGATTATTGGGACAAATGTCGATGCGATGAATTGCCGTCGTGTATCCAGGGGTTAGTTTTTGATACTGCCGTAAATCAAGGGACTAAAATTGCCATCGTTCTTTTGCAAAGAGCCCTAAAAATAAAAGAAGATGGTGTTATAGGAATGCAAACGATTGCTACGGCCGTCGCGCACGCGTCCCCGGCCCTGGTAAGAGATTATACGGTAGTTCGGGTAATACGGTATGTCGGAACGGTTAATTTTGATCGTTATGGTGCCGGATGGATTCGTCGCGCGGTCGGCGTTGCTTTAGGAATCGCATAAACTTTATCAATAGAAAGGGTATATCATGCCCGTCATAGAAAGAAATCAGCGATTTGGTATCGGTTGTGAACCGAGTGAAACCTCGCAGGTCACGATCGATAATGGTAAGGGCGTAGCGCTTGATCTTAAAGGCGGCGTCCTCGTCAACGCGGTAATCAACGGCGCGGTAGCTCCGGGAGGGGTAGTAATCAGCGGAAATACCGATCCGACTAAGATGGTGCGTTTTTACTTTGATGTGTCGGTATCGCCCATTATCCTTAAACTTCAAACTTCAACCGATAGCGGGACAACGTGGACCGATGTCCCCGGCGTATCATGGGAGCTTGCATAATGAAAAAGATTACTTTCTATTTACTTTTAATTATTCTGACGGTGCTTTCTTCCAGCGTAATGGGAGCAACTACAAACGCGGACAGTGTTCGAGCTATCCGCGGTATTCGTGGAAAAATGATTCAATCGGATTCCTTAATAATTGCTAAAAGGGACTCAACAAAAGTTTTATCCTGTGATTCAGGAAGTTTACGTACATTTAATGAAGTGGTCGTGCCACAAACTTTACAGACTCGCACAAATACCGGGACAGATTTGCTTGTAGATAGTTTATATACGGCTTTCCGAATTGTGCCGGATAGCACTGTTAATGTTTTTGAAATAGGCATACAGATAAAACGAACAGGAACTATGGCAAGTAATGTTAACTTTCTGTCTATGTGGATTTCAAAAGATTCGATTGAGCCCGTAGGAGGTCAAATTAGGCCAAATGATCATACATTAACGGGGGTGTCAAATTCCAAGTTTTGCCGAACCACTGTTCCGACTACATCATACACTGAATATAGATGTATACTCGGAAGTGTGGCTATAACATTTACAGGAGGAACTGGGTATTGGATCGTACTGCAATTTAATCCGGCCATTCCTACAGGTGGTACTATATCAATCAATTGTACTAATACAGGAGTGGGTGCCGTAGCAAAAGCCCAAGGAAACCATGATTCATGGACTACCTATGATAATTTTTCTCCTTCGTATACACTTTACAAGCAAACATCTATCTGTCAAATAAAGACTGGTGGATCAAATGGAATTGCGGTATCTGTTTCGTCAGCAAGGGCTATCGGTTATTTTGTATCCGCAACGCAGTTAAACAGCCCCGCTATGCAAATATTACACGTTTCGGGCGGGGATGGTATTAATATAACATCAGCGCACGGGACTGGGGTAAGATCAACGACCACTGATGGTCATGATTTTTATGCCTCGTCAGCATTGGCGTCGAGTTATTTTGCAGGAAGTTTACAAGTAAGAGACTCAACAACTACCTACGGCAACGCGGTTGGTGTAAAGGGGGGAATTCATTGCGACTCTCTTTCTTTATCAAGCACATTTCGGTCAAGCGATTCGTCTACTACTTCTCCAGCGACAGGAACGCCTATGACAGCAACGTCATACTTTGGCACCAACGGCGCAATACTCACTACTCCTGATGCATGGATGAATATTCAGATGAAAGGTTCGGGTGGAACATATCAGACGTATCGGTTCCCTCTTTATAAATAATTTTATGGCATACTTTATTTTTATCATAGGAGAATTTATGACTACCTTGAAAAACTTGTTCGCCGGTTATCGAACATACTTTATCGGCGCCGGATTGATTGTTTGGGGAGTAATCCAGATCGCTAATAAACAAACTGATGAAGGCGTAAATCATATAATCGCCGGTTGCAGTTTATTCACAGTTCGTGCGGCGATAAAATAGTTCATTTACTTTTAAGGAGGGCTTAATCATGGCTTGGTACGATGATATTATTAAACAAGGTGTCGGGGCAATTGCCGGAAGTATCGGGGGACTCGCCAAAGATCTACGCACGGCGATAACAGGGAGTGCCCCATTGACGGAAGAAATGCGCCTGAAGCTTATCGATCAGGCGACCGCATTGGAGCAGGCCTCAAACCAGATCCAGCAAAAGGTGTTGGAGGGTCAAATTGAATTGAATAAAATCGACGCTTCGGGAACATCTTTTTTCCGTGCCGGATGGCGTCCTTTTGTTGGATGGATTTGCGGAATCGGACTCGGTTACGAGTATCTACTTCAACCGCTTTTTGCATGGGGGAGTGCGGTTTGGAAAATACCGATTCCACCTCAACTTGATATGACGACGTTGATGCCTTTACTGCTCGGACTGCTTGGAATCGCTACCATGCGGACGGTAGAAAAAATAAATGGTCAGGCATAATCAATCTAGGATCAACCAGAAGCCCTCTGGTTGATCCTTTTAGACAGGCCTTATTAACCTACCTGGCCAATAATGCCAGAGTGATCGTGAGCGCCGCAGCTGCATAGGTATATACAATTAATCTCATGCTTTTCTACCTTTTTTGTATTGTTTTTTAGCATATTCTTTAGCACAATCCTTGCAATATGCCGACCTGTTTTGACCATTGTTTCGACGGTAAAAAGCACTAAATTTTTTTACTATCTTGCATAATGGACATAGATTTTTTATCTTTGGCATAATCCTCTCTTCTTTCTTACCAGGCGGCAATTACCGCCAACGTTCGCGCTATGCTGACGTGCCGGTATTTCCGGTATGTGGCTTTAGCCCTTGCAGCATGGCGCTGTTGTAAGATATAAATTTGCTTCCTCAGCGTTCTTTCGCGCCGATCTTATTTCTTCTACTTTTGAAACTTGAACAGGGTAATCGTGTATTGGTGTATGGTTATAACACAACATTCCGCTTGCTCCATATCCCCATTCTACGTCATCAAACGCACAAATAAAATTATCGTCCCTATCATAAACATTGTAGCCTTCGCGGGAATAATTATTGTACGCTGACGGATGATCGATAAATAACATTAGCCCAGCGGCTAAAATGTGCTCTTGGTAAACTGGTGGATTTTGCTTGTTCCATAATTTATCTTGCATTGTTTTCTCCTCGGCGCGAACTATAATTTAAAAAGCAAAATTTATTTCTTACAACGTTCGCGCTATGCTGACGTGCCGGTATTTCCGGCATGTGGCTTTAGCCCTTGACCATCGTACATCGGCTTCGGTGAATGATAGCCAATATCTGCCGCCATTGGCTCCATGCTGCAATGACGACCGGTACAGTTAGCCACAAGCTCTTGATGTACGTTGGGCAGGTGCCATTGAGTATAAATAACAAACTGAATAGCGCCATCCGGTCCCTTGACATAGAAAAACATTTCAGCGCCGTGTATGCCGTAGTTTTTTGACGGATCAGCGTTACGTTTATCGAACGCTGGCCGGATACCGAATTCTCGTTCTAACATGCCAACCGCCTTTCATTTTGGCCGGAACCGGTATTGCGCATAACGTTTGACAAATGTACGCTGGCCGTTATGGCTGCATACCAGCTTCGACGGCCGGCGTACTTTGCTCTGTTGGCTGCTGTTCTTCCGGGCCTTCCATATCCTGCTGCCGCGTGTCTTCTTGCTGGCGACACTGCGACATGTGATCCTCGTAACTTGCATAACCCAGCTCTTGCGCCCGTAAATCCTCAGCCTCTCCGAAATAACGCTCCGGCTCGCGACTACTGCACGACCAACACGCGCCACCACAAGTACACGCATAACGACAGCTCATATTTTCTCCTCTCTTATAATCTATATTATATCAACAAAACAATAAAATAGGCATAACTATTTTGTAAACTTTTAAAACCACTCTCTCCAATTCGATGGGGTGATCATATCTGACATAGTTTTTTTATCCTTTAAAATTTTTAATATTTTCTCATCGATAGTGTCTTTTGCCACTATATCTATGTATGTCACCGATTTTGTTTGCCCTATACGATGGCATCGATCTTCACTTTGATTTCTCAATTCACCGTCGAAACAATTTGCGTAGTAAACAACTAGATTAAATGCTGTCCAGGTATTACCATATCCACCAGATGCCTGGTTTGATATTAACCACCGCATATTCGTTTCTACCCCTCGTTTTGCCTCTTGCTTTACAACTTGTCTCTCGTCACTGGTTGTATCGCCGTAGTACGTTCTGACTGATTCAGGACCATACTCCTTTTTAAGCATAGTTTCAATCCCTTGTATACTATATCGATAGTTTGCCCAGATGATCGCCTTATCCTGACTTTCTTCCAGTATAGTTTGTAAAGCGATCAAACGGTTGCTTTTTATCTCATGCATGTTGCCGTCATCATCTTTTAAAAAACCGCAGGTTATTTGGTGTAAACGAAGTAACTTAGTCAAAACTATCTTCGTCGATACGATCGTATTTTCCAATTCGATAAGGGCCTTATTTTTCATTTGCTCGTACAGTTTTCTCTGTTCTTCGGTAAGTTCTATACAATACTTCTGGTATATTTTTGGAGGTAAATCAAGACACTCATCTTTTTTTATTATTGTAGCATATTTTGATATACTTTGCTTAAGGCATTCTAGATTACGGTATCCTTTTACAATCAACACTTCCCTTTTGCCATCAGTCGAATGCCCTGTCTTATTGATCCTATTATCCGGAACACGTACTCTTACCAACTCGGCATATTTACATTTATACGCAAAATAGGATGAATACCCCAAAAGTCCTTTTTTTAAAAATTCAAATTGTGCCCAGGCATCAAGGGGACGGTTATCAATAAGTGATCCGGTTAATATCCGCCTTGCCTTACAAACCTCACCTATCTTCCATGCGGCCTTGGTTCTCTTTGCCGTCGGGTTTTTTATAGTAGTCGATTCATCAACTATACCCATAGTGTCATGGTTTATCGCAAACTGATACGCTGCCTTAAATGATCGTTCAAACGCCAGTGCCTCGATGTTCATTAGTAAAATTTTAAGACCATTTCCATGATATGATATTATTTTTTCAAGACGTCCTGTTTCCTTATTGTTCATGGTCGATGTCCATACGACCACCACCTTGCCTATATGCGATGGTAGATGCGTCTCTATTTCTTCAACCCAATTGGTATACGACCCCTTATTTCCAAAAATAAGCATTGAGTCTATCCAACCATTGTCATACATATAGGCGCATTCATCGATAGTTATCTTGGTCTTTCCGGTCCCCATTTCCATTAAGTGAGCATGATAACGTTGTTTACGTGACCGCATCCAAGAGTCATACTGATGTTTTCTTGGTTCAGTTTTAAAAGGATAGTCTTTATCTACGATATTCATCATATGCCTCGTTGCTAAGGAGTATTACATTTTCACTAATGCACCAATCAATATATCCTTTATCATACTCTATTAAACAACGCACAGTAACGCCTGCGTACTTTCCAAAAGTAAATTTATCATCAAGTTCCATTTCTTTCATAGCTCCTCCTATATATTAAAAAAACTATTTGTTTGTGGTTGCACGATATAGAGTGACTCTTTTGCTCTTGTTAGAGCAACGTAAAAAACCCTGATTTCATCATCTGGATTTCGCATCATCCCTTTGTACGTTTTTGCCGATATATCAGTTAAGACTATAACATTTGCACACTCGCCACCCTTTGCTCCATGTATTGTGGATATTTTTATTCTTGGTTTACCAATAAGAGATTCACCTTGCTTACGCGCCATGAGATAATAACCCCTATCTTCATAACTTATTTCATCAAGCGCCTCGTACCATTTTTTATCAGGGTCAATTCCAGTCTTCTTTACAAATTTTTCAAGGTCTATTTCATCTTCATCTTGTAAATCTTTCAAAGGTTTTTCTGATTTTATTGCGGTAAAAGAAACTATAATCTTTGCCTCTTTCACAAGAAGTATCTGTCCCTTACGTAGTTTTTCCCAATTTAATGCAGCCCTCAATGATTCAACATTATTTGAATTATCATAACGACTCTCGTATGAAAAACCACTGACGCGAAGATAACTAATAATATCTCTTTCAAGATAACTATTTCGCACAAGCAAAAGCCATTCGCCTTTTGATATATCCACGGCGTCAAGCCTTGAAATAAATTCCACCTTACCTACTTGTGAGGTTGGTTTAAAATCCTTTACTACCCTGTTACTTATTCTTTTTGATAACAAGGAAGAAATATCATGCACCTTTTTAGGTAAACGGTATCCTTTTGAAAGTATTTTTTTATTTGATTTATTCGATATATCGATAAAATGTTCTATGTCGGCCCCTGACCATCTAAAAATGGCCTGGTCATCATCACCAGCGATATATGTATTTTTAGTTTTTAAAACTAATTGATCTATTATTTTCCATTGTAAACGACAAAGGTCCTGCGCCTCATCAATGAAAAGAGAATCAAATTCAGGTTTTACCCCACTATCATGAAATCTTTGAAGCATATCGGTAAAATCCCACAATAATTTTACTTCTTTGTATTTCTTAATTGAACGTATAAAAAGATCAAATTCCTGCCATGAAAAATCAGGGTTCATTCTTTCATAAGTAAACCTATATTCTTCACAGCAAAGCCTTGATAGAGATTCCATAAAAATCATTTGATCACCTTTATTCATTTCATAGAAATCTTTATCTGTTGATTGGTATCCTGTTACTTTTAAACCGAGGGAATACCCTATTTCTCTGTAGTGATTTCTCTGCATTACCTCACTTGGAGACATACCTAACTGCCTAAAAGCTAAACTGTGTATAGTCCTAAAATAGATAAAATCATCATTATTTTTATTGAACCTTGCACAGGCGCGCCCCTTTGCCTCTTCGATACTTTTTTTTGTAAATGAAATAAACCCTATCTTATTTGGATTTATTTTATCTGCAAGACACTTATCGACAAGGTCTAAAAGCGTTGTCGTTTTACCAGTGCCTGGCGGGCCGAGTATTATTAAGGTAGCCATCTTAAAATGCTGATTCTCCGTAATCCGGTGTTTTAAAATCTTCATTTTGTTTATTGAAGGCCGGTATTTTCCATAGGTTTATACCTTTACCTTTTAAAACTAAAAACTTATGCTCCCCTCCGTACTCTTTTATCATAGCTGATACTTGGTGCACCTTGAAATCGTAAAAACGACTACGATCTAAGAATGACATGAAATCAACCATGCGAAAATAATGAAAACCCTCATTAGTCCATGGGGCACCTAACAACAACCCCTCTTGTTCTCTTGCCTGCATTCTTGAGGTACAAAATTTTTCAAGATAGTCGAAAAGTAATCCTTTTGGACTGGAGTCTTCGGGGACCTCGACGATCATCGCACTCTCTAAAAGTTCTTGTATAGTTTTTTGCCATACAGACCCCTTAAAAATAGGTGGCATGGTGTTAAGTGATTCCATGCAACGTTTTTGAAACCGACCCTGATTCTGCAAGTCCTCGGTTGAAAGTTCCAATCTTCCTCCACCATCGACATCGACAAACCATATAGGTGGACGTGAATCATGTTTTGTCAACCCGGTCAACTGCAGGGTACCGCTTATTTGTCCTATTCCAAACTCCCTTGTTTTACATAGAGGCATGTCACAATGCGACTTCATTGGGTTTTTATCGCATGTGTAATTATATTCTTTTCTATCAATACTTTGAATTATTCCCTGTACCTCTTGAGATGATAGGTTAGGTGAGACATACCTGATGTTATATTCATCAAGTAAAAATTTCCATTCGTCCGGTTTCGCTTTTTTAAGGTAAACTGCAATGCAAAAAAGTCCATCATTGCGGCTACCTGATGAAAATCCTTGTGTAATTATATGCTGCAAGCAGGGTGGTCCGTCAGATATATCATCGGTAAGTTTTATAGTGAAAGCGACAAATTCTTTTGCCGTCATCATTCTCTTTTTTGCTATTTCTAAAAATTCTTCGGCCTTTAATGGATTTCCTTTTTTATCATAGGCATAACGATCCGTATTTTCCATATTAAAATACGGCATGTTGATCCATTGCCCGATGTCCCCTCGCTCAAAAAGTATCTGAGTTTGCTTTGGATATATCTCCGCCCCTCCAAAACCAAGAGATGCCGCAAATATTGATAATTTTTCCTTGACTATTGCTGCGTCGATAGGTTCTTTAAAAAAACAATAGCAATGCAGCCCTCCACTTTTTGTACGACACGATACGAGAGGGAGGTCATTATCATCTATAAACGCTAATGTCTTATTAAAATCGGCGCCGTCATATACATCAATATCAATGGCGCCAAAAAGACATTTTGAATTATCCATTATCGGAACTATGCCAAGCCCAGCTCTACCTTCGAGATGATCTTTCCAAAGTTCTTTTGTTACTGGTGCCCTTATAGTTGAAGGTTTACCTATTATCTTTTCTCCTTTTTTTTCTGATTTTTTAATATTGCGTAAATTGTATACACCATAGGCCCTTTCGAGTCCCTTAAATAACTTCATAAATTTTTCAATCACGATGTCTTACCTCGTTAATTTAAGAAACCTTATAACGGAGGGGTCCTACCCTTGGATTTTAGTCCACTACCGGCGATTAGTTCCTCATGGAAAGGAAAGCTTTTTTCATGGCCGCCCTCCGGTATAAGATTTCTGTTTATTTTAAGGGATAATTAGAAATGTTCGGATTCTCCTTCATTCACTGATGTTGATAGAGGTGAATTGTCAACAACATCTGATGGAGGGGCCGTTCTTACCGCGCCTTTGGTCACATCGTCATGAAACTTTTTTGCCGACAGGTATAGATCGGTATCGGTTATCAGAGTAGGTGAGGTTATTTCCCAGCCTGCCCAGGTACCTTGATCGTTACTTTCTTCGACACTTTTTACTGTATAGATATACCCGTACATTGGCGGCGTTGCCTTACGGTTTCCGACTACAATCTGTTGTGACATCATCTGACTATTCCACCGACGACTTTTTTTGAGTTGGGTAGAAGTGAAAGAAAGAACGACTCGTTCGGTTGAACTGTCATCTTTTACGAGCATACAGTAATGGTACGCCGTCGTGACTATGTGATTGCCGTTTGCAAGTACGTCATTATTACGATCATTTTTTGTCGTCTTTTCAAGAATATCAGGGGTTGAATGCTGACGGACAAACCCTCCGCCATTGTCACGCGATACCCATTCTACCCAACATTTCTGATAGGTGCAGGGGATAATTTTTATGTCCCCTTTTATCACCTCATTAGTAACAGTATTAAAAAAATCACCCTCTTCGGCGCCCTTTATACGCGTCACGCCACGCACCTGGGGACTTAACGCCTGCAGAATACTTATAAACGGGATGGCAAGGTCGTCAGCACCCATATTTTCGAAACCGGTGCTACCCTGCGATATATCGTTTACCATCAATGATGATACCGCTAATTTTGTTGATGGAAGATTACTGTTTGTCGTTTGGACACTTTTTTTCATAATCAGCTCCTTTTAAGTTTTGTGATACGTATTGGAAAAATACCGAAAGCCTCCTGCGGAATATCAGAACCATTGGTCATTTGCTCCTTAACAAAGGCTTTTAACGTCATCGGGTGAACGTACTCTTTATCGCCATAATCTACCCCCATAAGTGTTAGGTCAGATACCAAATCATCATACAACTCCTTCTCTCCTTTCTTTAGTTTTATTACCACGTCATGTTTTATTATATCTTCGTGACCCTCTTTTTTTAACCAATCAAATGCCACTACTTTATTATCTTCTGTAATCGAGGCAGCATAGTCGCGATCCACCTTAACTTTGGTGCCATCGGCAAGGGTAAAATCGCTAATGCCAATCTCGTCAAATATATCCGGGATTATATTTTTTCTAATGTCCTCATACTGTTGGTTCGTCTGCGCCAACAGTTCTTGCAATTCGATCATCTGCGTTTCGATAAGCAACATTTTTTTAACGGCCTTGGCAAGCTCCCCAAGTTTTTCTTCCTTTGGAACATCAGAATTTTCAGCGTCATTCATCATTAACACCGAAAGATCCATCGTATCTTTGTTCTCTACTCTCTTTATTTTGCCTTGCACATTTGCCCAGGCGGCATCAACGTCACTATTCGAAACTCTCTTTTTTGTCTGCATCTCGTTCTCCTCTCTCATGGAATAAGTTAAATTTTACGGAATAATACATATTTTCTTGTCGGTCCCATTTCAATAGCTGCACCTTGCCATTTGCCCAATGAGATGCCACCGCGGTGGCGATGCCTATCAACACCGGATCACCTATCAGCAAAAGATAATCTTCTTTTTTGTAATTACTAAGTAAGAGCATTAGTTTACTTGCGGCCTGGCCGGCCGAAAATCCGGCGTTAAAATCAGGGGGAAATAAGACCTTTATCTCTCCAAATTTTGTCGCTTGTGAGATATTCTTTCCTTGCGATTCTTGTATAACGTACACTATAGGCATGTTGCTATTCTCCTCTTGCTAATAAAATAATTCGTAACGCACGCGTAAGAATATCCCAATTATACCCTGCGCCTATCTTTTTTATGCGGATGATTTCTTCGTATTTTTCAAATGAAACCCATTTATACAGAACAATGCAAAAGGTGTATTTTACAGCAATAAAAATCATTGTGCCATGCCGGCCTCGACGAGTATGCCAAACTAACTGCTGCTCTCGACACAATGTTGTTGGATCAACTATTTTTATCTTATTTGTACATACCTTAAGTTCCACCCAATAGTCGTGACTATCCCATACTGCACTTACATCAGGCATACCTTCCCCGGCCATATTTTCAACACGTTCTTTTTCACCTGGTAAGTATTCTTTTAGTTGTTTCCAAAAATTAACCTCCGGTCTACTCATCGAAAATAACCTTTCTAAGCGCCTGTTTCACGTCTATATTTTTTTCTTCATCGATGAGTTGTATTATTTCCTTTTTGCTCATGGTCATCTCACTTATACGCAAAGTTTCTATATAAAGTTCTATGTCCTTTATCTGCTCTTTGATCTTTGCTAAAGCAAGAGTAATCCTAATAATTCTATCGCTGTTAATCATATAAATACCTCCTCGCATTCTCCCCAGTTAGGACCTACTTCGACATCAAGTTTTAATGGCACCAAAAGTTTAACGCAATCAAGCATGATACCATGTATCTCCTCAATCTGTTTCGTATTTTCTATATCACAAAAATCCAACTCATCATGCTCCGTTAGACATGGTATATATCCAGCGCGGTAACAATCTACCATGGCCTTTTTTATCATATCCGCCGCGCTGCCTTGAATAAGTCGATTCATGGCCCGGTAGGTAAAATAACGGATAACAGGGGCTCCCCATTTTTTAAGGGCCTCCTCATGTTTTAGTGGTTGCATTCCTTGTTCCCACCTTGGTGGGCCATATAGATCAAAATGGCAGTGTCGTCCCAGCAATGTTTTTATAAACCCTCGACTATTGACCGTCCGTTCACATTGTTTCGTCAATTCCTTAATAAAAGGCAATCCTTCATGGTATGTGTTAAAAATTTCATACGCTTCTTTAAGAGTAAATCCATATTTTGTTGCAAATTTTTTTGCCCCCATTCCGTAAGATAGACCAAGGTTTACAAATTTTGCTACCTTACGTTTTAGGTTGGTCATATCTGCCACCATCTGATGGTAATCGGTATCCGGATCGCTGATATATCTGTCTCGTGCCTTATCGGCGCCAGTCAACTTTAGCAAATTGGCATAGTGCACCGTAAGGCGGGGCTCTTGTTGTGATTGTCCTGTAATACAGGACCTCCCATTACGCCTGACGACCACGGTGTGTTTTGGCATCGTCACGCAATAGATATATCCGTTATATTGTACGTTTCTTTTTTGCAAAGTATCTATCCAGGTAAAATCTTTTTTAGACATAGATAATGTCCAAAATTGCTTTTTTGATCTTAATATTCGCTTTTTTATATTTCCCCTTATTCCTGTTTGTACACAAAGTCTATGCATTAATTCCACGTTAGTGATGTTTGTTGACAAATATCTCCAATTAGTTTTCCTTTTATAACTACCATCCCAATAGCCTAATTCAAAAAGTAAATTTTTTGCTGGTCCCGGCGCCAATTCAAGTATACTTTCTTTAAATGTTTTTGTTGTTATATCTAAATACTTTTCAATCCATTTTTCTGTATGTAAATTAATCGCAATAAAACCTGGTTTACTTTGATATACTTTTTTATTAATAGGTAATTTTAGTTTTTTCATTGCTGATATTAGCCGATTTATTTTTCTGTCTTTTTTTAAACTAAATCTAAAATGACCTTTTCCCCTGTTACACGCATCAGCTTGTATCGCTGCAATAATAGTGACTTTTTCTGCTGATAAATTATTTTTCCCCTTATATATACCGGCTTGTAATTGAGCATATGATTTATCTGGAAAATCTTTTGCTCGTAAAGATACTGGGTCTTTATTGTATTTATACAGTAGGCAATTATGATTAGGTGATACTAAAAGATCAACTTGTTGTTTTCCTACAATGTTCACCATGGTCCCTTTATACTCTATTTTTTGATAGGCAAGAGGTTTTTCAAAAAATAATTCTTTTGTGTTCCTATCTATATTTGCAATTAGCTCCATTTTATTTAGATTTTTAAATAACTTCCAACCCCGTTTTGTTAACACCTCAGTATCATCTGAAAAACACCAGTCAAATATCCCAAAATCGCACCCTTTTTCAGCCACTATTAATGATCTTACCTTTGTTGCCAATTCTTCATTACGTGCCGGAAACTGCTGCGCATTTGGATTACTCGATGAAAACCTTCCCGATCCGGTACCATACCTATCGGTCTTTACCTGCCAAAACTGCGGATGTATTCGACCATTTATTGACAGGTTAAGTATTTTTTCCTGGATAAACACTGATCCAGAACGATCAAGTTGTCGGGCCTCGAGAAGTAGTTTAAAAAAATCATGCTCCTGATCCTGTAACCATTCGGCCTTAAAAGATGGATTTTCTTTATCTGTTAATGGATATTCAAGACCAAGAATCTTACACGCATCCTCGCATTCTTTGGCCGACCAGATGTCAATATCCTTCCCAACCCGTCGCTTTATCTTTCTTTGACATATCTCCTGCCGCGCCTTCATTTCACCCATTACTATCTCACCCTTGGTATAGTCAATCGGCACCCCTTTTATCCACATTTCTAAAAGTAAATCAAGGATTTCGGTCTCAATTTCATCAAATAATTTCCAAAGGCCCTCTTCCTTTAGTTTTTCTCTTTGTTTTTCAAATATCCGCATGGGCAGGGTGGCATCACCATCTCCATAGGGTCCGACAAACCTTGCCGGCATTTCCCAAATTTTACCTTTTACTTGCTCGATTACATCTTTTTTCTTTATTGATATTAATTCAATCTCATCTTTGGCGTGATACGCATCATCCTTTTTAGATGGTTTAATATCATAAAATTTTATCGCCGCTTCATAAAGTAACTCTTCCACCTTGCTTTCACCCAGGTAGGTTTCAGAAAGAGAGTTTAAAGAATATGACCATTTATTCTCGTCAAGCAATGGCTCGGCGACTTGGATGTCATATAATTTTCCTTTAACTCGTATATCTAAATCGCACTTTAACCATATCGCATCATATAGTAGGTTGGCCCCTACCTTTGAGGTATTGTCCGTAAGTTGATCCTTGAGCCATCTAATCGCGTTCTTAGGATTTGGCAGATTATCACCTCCCGCATGTTTTATTGGATAATACCCTGAAAATCCGTCATTAGTAGCCACAGAGAAACCACAAATATATCCATCCTTACGAATGGCCCCTGGACCTTTTTCCTTTAGATTTGGATCGTATGTCTCGACGTCGAAGCTGATCTCCTTAGCCTTTCCTACCAACGTCGGAAAATTTTCAACCGGACGCCAGTCAGATTTTACAAGGTTAATGCGATCTTTATTCATATATTTTCCCATTCGCAGTCTTCATCCTCAACAAATCTTTGGGTAATTAGTCTTATCATAGGCAGTTTGTACGCCATACGCAAAATTCTAGATGCCTGCCATTTTGCGATTGTCATCTTGGCATCGCCATAATCATATAAATAATATAGAGCTATGCATGACGTATTCATTAACTGCCGCAGGCATCGCGGACAGGGCAGGGTCGTACAAAAGCATGTTTTTATCGCGTAGACGTCCCGGCATTGCAGCAAGGCGTTTTCCTCGGCATGCACCGCCTCACAAAGATCTAAACCCTCTCCGCTTTTTTGGTTTACCCCGGCACATTTTACGTCGATACAATGGGGTGCTCCGGCGATCCTGCCATTATATCCGGTAGACAGCACATGATCGTGCTCATCGATCAGTACGCAGCCCACCTGCCTTCGTGCGCACGTGCCTCTTTTGGCGCAGAGCACCGCCATCGCCATAAAAAATTCTTGCTTATTTAATCGCATTTCATTTCCCCTTGTTTACATTGTGATATTTTGCAATCTGGCCCAGATAATGAAAATATCTCAGGTAGCCAATGCATGCATTTCCTATGTATAAGTTGGGCTATCGCAACCATTTCCGGTATATTCCTATTACAAAGGCGTAAATTAAAAAAATTAAAAAGAGACCTAGCATTAATTTTCATTATTAGGGAATAAGTTATGGCTTGCGGTAAAATATTTCGCGCCTCTTCTTTTAATACACCTTCTTTTAGTAAATTATCATAATATAATTTACTATTTAAAAAAAGATTATTTATTTCATTACTATATTTTCCTTTTATAAAAGGTAATATCCATGTATTAGTTTCAACTTTTGAATAATGATAAGAAGAGGACATAAAAGATGCTTGCCGATGTCTTGTAATTTGATTTAAAGCAGAACTTGTTATAGGGGATATTTTAAAAGTAATATCAATAAACTCTAAAAAAGAAGTATGTCCTTTTTTGATTATATTTTGTAAACGAGAAATATCCTCTTTTCCTTTTATTGTATTATCAAGAACTTTATAAAGCAAAGAAAGAGGTAAATAAGTTTCATTTAAAATTTCTACTTTACAAATTTTTTTATAATAAGTAATAGCTTTTTCTTTTTCAGAAAGTTTCTTCATATAGCCTTGCCGTCTCTTTCTTGTAGGTCAACACCGCCAATTTAAAGCACGGATAGCACAGGTCTATTGTACTAGATAAAATAGGTGCTTGTGTTATCGTATCGACGGCCACGACCATATTAAATTCTTTAGTCGGATTACTTTCCTTATGGCATTCTTCGCAGATCATAATCTGTCCTTTCTTTACTTATTTTAAGGCATCGTTCATCTGTCGATCAAATTTATCTTGATTAAAAGGAAACCTTGCCGC